GTATATACGGTCAAACAACTAGCTCTAATACTCTTGTAAATGTTTCTAGAAGTATCGCTGGTGGTGGATGGATTGCAACATCTGAAAGCCAAGTTCATACAAGATACGCAACCCCTCAACAAAGACAGGCAATTTATACAAGAGATGATGTATCAAAAGAAACATGGAAACGAATGTTGAATAACCTTCCTTATTTATTAAAAACAAAAGGAAGTGAAAGAGGTATTAAAGCACTTATAACAACATACGGTTTACCTCCAACTCTTTTAAGAGTATTTGAATACGGAGGTCCTAGAAAAGTAAGAAAAACAGATTCATATGTTAAATATGATAAATTTAGTTATTCATTAGAGTTCGATGGAATAAATAGCCACGTACAAATACCGTGGGGTAAAATAAATGCAGCGTCACATCCTAACGGAGGTTCTACTGCAAGAACTCCAGATGCTTGGGAGGTAAGATTTAATACATGGACTGCAGAAACACAATCTCTTTGTATAATGGCTGGAACTGAGATAGGTGGAACTCCAAGAATGTCTGTAATGTTAAAACCTCATCCGCTTGCTAGTACTAAAACATCAGGTAAATATAATTTTGGAAAATTAGTAATTTCAGATAAAGGTGCAGGTACTTTTGCATCGGCATCAACAGATTATATGCCTATTTATGATAACGATTGGTGGAACGTAATGGTGTCAAGAACTACTGCTTCTTACGGAGGTGCACAAACACTTAAGCTTAGCGTAGCTAAATCTGCAGACCATTCAAATGCAAGAATGACACATACATCAAGTGTTAAAATTGTGTTAGCTGATGAAGACAATACTTGGAATAGAGATAATTACTTTTTATTAGGTCAAGGTACATCAAGTGCACAAGCAGGTGACGATGAATATTTTTCAGGTTCAATGCAAGAATTTAGAACATGGGCTCTTCCTTATGGAGACCAATTTGCATTAGACAGATGGAATGAACTAGGTCCTTTTTATAATCATGCTAGAGACCCTTTATCGATAGAAGGTTATGGAGCTACCGGTTCATATGCTCAGGTTGTACAAAGATACTCAATGGGTGCAGACTTAAATAGATATAGTAGTTCGTGGGCTGCAAATACAAATATATCAAGTAGCGCACCAAGCTCTAAAAAATTACTAAACCCTTGGTCAACAACAACATTTACTTCTACAGTAGCTTCTGCTTCTTTATTTTCAGGAAGCATAACAACAGACTGGCCTACTGAAGAAGAAAGATTTTATACTGCAATGCCAGACTTAATTGGTACAAGAGAAATATCTGATAAAACAAGAATAGAAAGTGCAGAACTTATAGGAAGGCTTGATAATAGAACAAAAGTAGAAAGAAGCCAATTTGATAAAGCACCATTAGATTCTAATAGAGTAGGTGTATATTATGCTCCGCACTTTGAAATAGATTTAGATATAGCACGAGAATTAGGAGGTGCTTCATTTGACAATTATGTAGGTAATCCTTTAGATGTTAGAGACGATGAGTATAAAAGATTGAGAATGCTAAGAAATCATTATTGGTATAAACATGACAACCCATATGATTTTCATGAATACTTAAAAATTCTAAAACATTTAGACCATACTTTATTTAGACAAATCGAAATGCTAATACCAGCAAGATGTAATGCTCAAGTAGGACTTCTTGTAAAACCTAATATGCTTGAAAGACCTAAAGTAAAGCAGATGTTTGCAAATAAAGACGAGAATCATTACGAAGGAACAATTGATACTAGCATTGTAAAAATTAGAGCAACAACAACTACATTAGGCGGACCTTATTATAGAGGTGAACGAAATACAGAAAGATGGAAGACACCAGAAGGATTAAATGAGGAGTTAGACGCTTTACAGGCTCATACAGGTTTTCAAACTTATGTAAGTAAATCAGGTGCAGGTGTTGATACAACATTTGTTACTGACCAGTCTGAAGGTGCTGTCGTAGCAGAAATCGACACAAGAATGACTTATGGAGGTCATAATTTAGAAGACGCAGGAGCAAGATATATTTGGAGAAACATGCACCAATGGAAGTGGACACACCCATCAAGTGGTTCATATGTAAAAGGTAATTGGTATTTTACAGACGATGCTTGGTTCCAACAAGGAGGAGCTTCATACGAAAACGCTATGGAATTTTTAGCAGGTGACTGGGATGGTAATGGAGCACAGAAATTTCACGGGTTCCAAAACATATTTGCAACTCAGTCGGTAGGTACTGGACCAAATGGAGGTACAATAAATCCTTCAATCGCATTCAAAGGAAGTCATAATAGGCTTGCTCTTAATAACGTACCTAGATTCAATGGAAGACATGATTCATCATTTATGTCTCAAGAAAAAAGACAAAGAGTTAAATTTACAGATTTTGGTAATATAAAAAATTATCATCATCAAAGAATGTCTAGAATATATTATACAAAAAAATATTGGTATTTGTCACCAAAGAACAATATGAGAAATAGTGGAAGTACAGGAGGTCATCACCAACCAGCAGTAAGTATGAGTGGATGGTCACCTGCAGAATTAGCAAATGGATTTTATAGGTCAGGTATAAGACCTGTAAGTAGTAGTTATCAAAGAGCTGAAGTACAAGATTTTAGACCTACAGCAATGAGTAATTTATTTCATGGAGGTTGTAAATTAGTAGGTTCTGATTTTAACATGCCTGTTCTTGCAACGGTAGATGGTGGACCTGTTGTAGAAATAGTTGATACAAATCCTAATCAGCTAACTATTACAGGAAGAACAGCTGCAGGAGGTGACATATCAGCAACAGGAGAAACAATGACACGTGCATTGTAAAAAAACAAATTAAAGATATATTTATATATAAATAAATCAATGGAGTAAATTATGGGCTATTTAGATAAAACAACGATAACGGTAGATGCAATTCTTACCAAAAAAGGAAGAGAACTATTAGCAAAAGGTTCCGAAATGTTTAACATAACACAGTTTGCACTTTCTGACGACGAAATAGATTATGGTCTTTGGGATGTAAACCATCAATTAGGTACAAATTATTATGGACAAGCTATTGAAGCTATGCCTTTAGTAGAAGCTGTTCCTAATGAAACGTATACTATGAAACATAAATTGGTAACTCTACCAAAAAATATTTCTAGAATGCCAACTGTTACAGTAGGTGTAACATCTATAACATTACAGCATGGTGGTGATAAAGCTCCAATTACTCCAAATACAGCAAACTTCGCCAATGGTAATGCTACTTATGGATATACTGCAATATTAGCAGATTCAGATGTTTGTTATCTTAATGTAGCTCAAGGAGGAAAGATTAATGCTGCATATAATCCAACCGTTGCAGATTTTATAGGAGATACAGGAAACTCTGTATCTTTAGTAGGTACAAGATTTGAAATTGTTGCTAAGCCACAACCAATTGAAGCTAAGTCAACTACTCTTACAATAATTGGTAATGAAACAGGAGGTTATGTAACAATTAACGTAACGGTTAATAAAGAAAGTACTGCAACTAACTTAGTTGAAGATTATTACTACGAGAAATAATAGGGAATAAAACATGGCAACAAGATTTAATAGAGATAATGCACTATCAAGAAATTATTCAACGCGTGTCGGTGGTCGTAATAGAGAAATGGTATCTCCAGTAAGACCTACTAAAAGATACGTAACACCATTATATACAAAATTTGCTCCAGGTGACATTGTAGTTAATGCACAGGCAGATACAATTACTGCTGCTATGTGGTCGAATAATGATGGCGAGCTTAAATTAGCACAAACAGAACTTTATACTTCATCTGTACAAATGGCAGCATCAGGTTTATATTATGGTGAAATATATAGAGATAATCCACAGTTAACAGCTTCTGCAGAACCACAGTTTGCAGTAGCTTATGGTAATTCACATGGCTCAGGTTCTGCTCCAGTATCAGAATATGCTTCTGAAGGTATGACTCCAACAAAAGCTATCTATCAACAATATAGAAATCTTTGTTTGGCACCAGGAGATGATTTATTTACAATAACAGATTCAAGTGGTAATGTATTTAATGAAACTGCATCAATTTTCCTCAACATTAATCGACAAAGATTTAAGGAAAGAATAGACCCAGGTAATTGGGAATTGCATTTTTCTTCTTCAAAGTTCTCAATTAACTTAGGTTCAGGTGGACATAATGGAAATAGCTTTACATTAACAGATGACAGCGCAATTAACAGTCCTACGTTAGGAGACAGTGGTGCTTTATATAAAGTAATAACAGGTTCTATGGGAACCACAGATGCATCAGCAACTCAATATGGATGGTTATATCCAGATTTAGGTGTGATAATGTTATCTGCAAGAATGCTAGGAATGGCAAAAGCAACAAACTTCTGTTGGTGTCCTGGTTTATCTAACGTTGTAACAGGATATAATATAGGGACAACAAATAATAACGTACAAGTTAAGGATATAATAGGTGCATTTACAGGTTCTGTATCTCCTGTACCTATTAACCAACCTTCAGCTTCATTCCAAGCTAGAAGTTCTGAAAAAATATATTCTACTCATTATTTTATAAGATTAAAAAATGCTGAATATAATTTTTCAAATAATCCTTCATTTACTAGTGGTTCTCAAGGAGCGTTTTCACACCCTTCGATGTATAAAGACCCTAAAGTTTATGTAACGACTGTAGGTTTATATAACAATAAAAATGAGTTATTAGCAATTGCAAAATTAAGTAAACCTTTATTAAAATCTTTTACAAGAGAGGCGTTAATACGAGTTAAATTAGAATTCTAAAACGGAGTAAATAATGTCTGGAATATTCAAGAAATTTAGACCAGCTGATATTACAATTACTCCATATACAGCTCACAAAGAATACTTGGTGTACATGAGCAACCATACAGGTAGCTATTATGAAGTTAATTATGAGCAGTTTCGAGTTAGGGACCACGTTATAACATCATCTGCAAATACATGGATAGGAGAAGTCTCACTTTCTGTATTTTGCTATGAATCAGAATATGATGGTACTGACTTTTTTGATAGCCAATATGGAAAGTATGGAGGTTTGCTTTCTTCTTCAATGCACCCCAAAACAACTAATCTTTGGTATAAAAGAGCAATACATGATTCTTTACAAGGGATGTATTATACAAACCCTGATGACCCATGTTATACATTAGATAATAGTGGATATGAAAAAGAATTTAGAGTACTTAACAATAAATGTCAGATATTATCTGTACCTCAAAGAATGTTTGGAGATTGTATAAAAAAAGGTAGTGTAATGATACAGTCTGGTAGTGGTGCAAACAGAATAACATTATATGATGATGGATTTGGTAATCTGTATGATAATCAATTAACAGGTAGTGTTAGTGGAGCTTTAGCAACAAGTGCGTCTATTAGTTATGTTTCTCAAAGTTTACTAGCTTTCAACTTTAATGACATGCATAATCAGGCATCTCAAAAATTAAATGCTCGAGCAATAAACGATAACGCTGTAATGAAAAGAGATTCTCATTATACATTGAAAGATGGTGGATATGAATTTGATATAAAAAACAAAACAAGATTTTTTGAACGATCTGTTTATTCAAATGATGTAAAAGCTTTTAATATAACTCCTAGTACAGCAAGTACTTCTGAAGGTACTGTAATAACATTCGATGGTATAACACCAAATGATTCTACCGCAACACCACAAGCTTCAGAATCAAGAACAATTGCTAGAAATCATAGTATGATGATAATACCTGCAGGTGAAAAACGAGCTCCTCACCTTGACTTTAGAAGAGAAGATGATTATTCTATAACTATGAGAATATCAGCATCTCAAGACCAACCGTCAAAAAATTCTATAGATAATGGTGGTGCACATACATTTATAATGTCTAAACTTGATAATGCTTTCAAAGGAAGCTTTCCGTTTTCTATAAGACTATGTAATGAAAATTCAAATAATACAACACAAGGTAAGCGAGGTGGTATACAAGTTGCGGTAAGTGATGGAGTATACGAAACAACAGTTAACAGTACAGGTAGTATAACAGGTTCGAATGAATTTTTTGATATAGCATTTGTAAAAACAGGTTCTAGTATACAATTATGGGTTAACGCTGAATTTCAGGCATCGTCATCGCTAACTGGTAGTAGAGAAATATATAATAATGGTAATATAATTGTTGGAGCAACTACTGCATGGAAAGGTAAGTATGAAAAAGTTAATCCAAGTGCATCTTATGCTAGAAAAACAAGACCTCAAATAGAATATTATAGAAACTTTAAGGGAGGCCTTAGTAATATGATGATGTTTAACAAAGCATTAACACCTTCAGAAATTGCTTATGGTCATACAACAAAAAACGAGTTCATGAATTTGGTAGGTAATGTATTTTATAACCACGGTTTAATAACATTGACTTCTTTAGATACAAGATATTCAAGTTCTACACAAGTTAATTCAGGTGCTATGTTTTCTGAATGTACACTATCATTTAAGAATTGCCACGAAATATTTGAACATGAACACTCTTGCCATATAAAAGAAAGAGAGTATTTATATACGATGAATCATACAATAGTTAAAAATCATAAAGAAGGTACGCTAAAACCTTTTGTAACAACTTCAGCATGGTCGCCTTATGTAACAACAATAGGATTGTATAATGACCAAGCTCAATTGTTAGCAATAGGTAAATTTTCTAGACCTATAAAGAAATCTTCAGATTATGATACTACATATATTGTAAGATTCGATACATAAAAGGAGAGGCTTATGAGCCATTGGTTATATAAAGGCGAAACGCTTTTAGAGTCGCCTAATGAATTTTTTGGTTTTGTTTATTTAATCACTAATAAAAAAACAGGAAAGAAATATATTGGTAGAAAATATTTTGGTACAACCAGACGTGTCAAGGTAAAAGGCAAGAAGAGAAGAAAGGTTATAAGAAAAGATTCTAATTGGAAAGAATATACTGGTTCGTCAAAAGAACTTAATTCAGATATATTAAAGTTAGGTAAAAATAATTTTATTTTTGAAATATTGATTTTAGGAAAAACAAAAGGTCAGGTTAACTATTTAGAAGAAAACTTACATCATCGTTTTCATGTATCATCAAAGGATAGTTTTTATAATGATTGTATAGGTCCTAGAAGGTTTGCAAATGTAAAATTTACTGACAATATAGAAAGCCAAATAAATGAAATAAAATTATAATATGTCACATATTTTTGTTATATTAGATATATGAAAAATAGACAACTTATAAACCTATTGGAAAGCATTTTAGGTTCGTCAAAAACAAGTGGTAATGAATCTACATTTAGTTGTCCGTATTGCAATCACCATAAAAAGAAATTGGTAATAAATACTGTTACAGAAAAATGGCATTGTTGGGTTTGTGGTGTAAAAGGTATAGGTGTAGAAAGAATATTTAAGAAACTAGGTGCTTTTGATAAAATATCAAAATTAAAAAATATATCTAAAATAAAAATAACAACAAAGAGTAAAGAAAAAAATGAACATGTTTCTTTACCTATTGAATTTATACCTCTTGTAAATGGCTCACCTTCAAGCCCTGAATTTAGAAATGCAGCAAGATATATTAAGAGTAGAGGTCTAACAAAAATAGATGTATTAAGATATAATATAGGTTATTGTGAATCAGGACCGTACTCAGGCATGGTTATTATACCTAGTTATGACGAAGAAGGTATATTAAATTATTTTGTAGGTAGGTCATATTACAATACAGATTTTAAGCACAAAAACCCTAAAGTATCAAAGGATGTTATAGGCCTTGAACTTTTGGTAAATTGGAACAAATCAATAAACATATGCGAAGGAGTATTTGATGCTATAACAATAGGTGAAAATTCCATTCCTATATTTGGTAAGTTCTTACCTAAAAAGTTAAAAGCTAAAATAAAAGAAAAGAAAGTTAAAAAAGTAAATATCGTTTTAGATAACGACGCAAGAAAAGAAGCCATAGAATTATGTGAATATTTAATGGCTGAAGATATAGATGTTAGAATGGTAGACATACCAGAAGATTCTGACCCTAACGAAATGGGTAGAGAAAAAATAAAAAATTTAATTGAAAATACACCATCGTTGGATTTTAGAAAAATAGTGGAGATGAAGTTTGGACTTTAACAAAATAGATGTAGGATTTGATAAATTAGAAAAAGTATTACACGTTGCAGATATACACATTAGAAACTATCAAAGACACAAAGAATATAGAAAAGTATTTAGACAATTATACAAGCAAGTAGATGCGTTGCCAAAAAATTCTATAGTATATGTTGGTGGAGATATAGTACATAGTAAAACAGATATATCACCTGAGTTAATAAAGCTTACAACAGAATTCTTAAAAAATCTAGCAGATAGAAGACACACAATAATAATTACAGGTAATCACGATGCTAATCTAAATAACTCATCAAGGTTAGACTCACTTTCACCTATGGTGGATTCTTTAGCACATCCACAATTACATTATCTTAAAGATTCTGCTATACATGAAATTGCTGGTACTCATTTTGTAGTATTTAGTATATTTGACGACCCTGAAACTTTTATACGTGCAAAATCATTTGATGCTGATACAAAGGTAGCTTTGTTTCACGGTGCACTTGATATGTCATATACAGATGCTGGGTATAAAGTAGAAAGCGATGACCTTAAAATATCTATGTTTGATGGATACGATATGGTAATGTTAGGTGATATACATAAAAGACAATTTTATAATAAGAACGAAACAATATTGCAGGTAGGTTCACTAATACAACAAAATTTTGGTGAAGCTTTTGATAATCACGGTTGTGCTATTTGGGATATAGATAAAAGAAAAGCTGAATTTGTTAACTTTGAAAACCAACATGGTTTTTATACAATAGATGTAAAAGATGGAATACTTCCAGATATAAGTAGTATACCTAAATATCCTAGAGTTAGAATAAAAACAGAAAGTACTACACAAGCACAATTAAAAGATATAATAAAGAAAATAAAAAGCAAATGTAAAACAAAAGATATTATTATAATAAAAAATGATAAATTAAATGCTCAAAATAAAACAACGAGGTCTATAACAAGAGATATTAGAGATGTACAATATCAAAATGAATTATTGGAAGAATATATAGGTACAAACCATCCTGCCGACGATGAAACAATAAGAAGAATTAAAAATATAAATACTGAATTAAATAAAAATCTTTCTACAATAGAGGTGTCAAGAGGTGTTAGGTGGAAACCTAAAACATTTGAGTTTTCAAACATGTTTAGTTATGGTGAAAACAATATTATAGATTTTTCAAAACTTAGAGATGTAATAGGAATATTCGCACCTAACCACGCAGGTAAATCTGCAATATTAGATGCAGTTATGTTTAATATATTTCATAAATGTTCTAGAACAAAATCTGCGTCTGATGTGTTAAATAATAAAAAAGGTAATTTTTATTCTAAATTAAATTTTGAAATAGATGGTGTAGATTATTTTATAGAACGTAGAGGTAAAAAAGAAAAGTCAGGTCATGTTCGTGTTGATGTAGATTTTTGGATGATTGGTGAAGATGACAATCCTATATCTCTTAATGGAGAGCAGCGAACTCAAACTGATAAAAATATAAGAGGTTATCTTGGGTTATACAATGACTTTGTTCTAACTTCAATGTCAGTTCAAAATAACAATACAGGATTCATTGATAAAACACAGGTTGAAAAGAAAGATTTACTTTCTCAGTTTTTAGATATAACTGTATTTGAAGAATTATATCAGCTTGCAAATGAAGAGATAAAAGAGGTACAAATATTACTTCGTAATTTTGGCAAAACAGATTATTCACAGCAGTTAATAGATGAAGAGGATAAACTTTTAGAATATGAGGCTATATATAAAGAGCTTAATAATAATAAAAAACAAATACAGAAAAAATATTCTAAGAAAGAAGAGCAAATACACAATAAAGTAAAAGAGCTTAAAAATATAACTGTAGAAAATGATATTGATGCACTTGAATCAAGAAAGCATAGGCGTATACGAGAAATAGAATTTAATAATCAGAAATTAGAAAAATATAAAAACTATAAAAAAGCCAATAAAGTTAAAATGTCTGATGTTGTTTCTAAAATATCAAAAATAAATATAGATGAATTAAATGCTAAAAAATCTGTATTAGATTCTGAAAAAGAAAATAACTCTAGACTTGTTAGAGAAATAGAAGTAAAAAAGGTTAGTGTAAGAAATAAGCTTGACCTTATATCTAAATTAGATACACACGAATATGACCCTAATTGTAAATATTGTTGTAACAATGAGTTTGTTAAAGCTGCAGACAAAGCTAAAGTAGAGTTAGAAGAAGATAAAATTATTGTTAAAAAACTTTTACACGACAAAGGCATATCAGATAATATATTATTAGAGAAAATAGAGGTTGAAAAGTTAATTAACACATATAATACATTAAACGCCGAAAAACTGCAAATAAGCCAATATAATTCAGAAATTATTATTAAGTCAGAACAGAGAAAGTCCGACTTACGTGCATTTAAGACTGATTTAAGAGGCGTGGAAAAGGATATAGAAAAATACTATAAAAACAAGGAAACTATAAAGGCAAATGAAAAAATAAATAAAATTATTGAAAGTCTTGAAATAGAAAAGTCAAGTATAAAACTAGAATTAGATGAGTTGTCTTCAAAAATACAAAAGGCATATAGTAATGTTTCTATAACAAAACAAAATATTTCTCATATTGAAAATACAATTAAAGATGCTCACGAACTAGAATTAAAACTCAAATCATACGAATACTATCTAGATGCTATAAGACGAGATGGTATACCTTATGAAATAATTGCAGAAACATTACCTTATTTAGAGGAAGAGATAAACAATACTCTTTCTCAAATTGTTGACTACGAAATAGAGTTTGATGTTGATGGTAAAAACATATTGACAAATATAAAATATGGAGATGACGACAAATGGCCATTAGAACTTACAAGTGGTATGGAAAAATTTATTAGTTCTTTAGCAATTAGAGTCGCTCTTATAAAAATATCAAATCTTCCAAGACCTAGCTTCCTTGCAATAGACGAAGGGTTTGGAAATTTAGATTTAGAAAATCTTAATTCGCTATCAATGCTTTTTGACTACCTAAAAACAGAGTTTGACTTTGTAATGATAATTTCCCATATAGATATAATGAAAGATATGGTCGACGGTTTAATAGAAATAAATCAAAGCCGCGGCTATAGTAAAGTTATTGTGTAGTGTATGATATTTATATATAATGGGAATTTCGAATGGCACAGAATAGAATAGAACGTCTACAAGTAGAAACATTGAGAGGTCAAGAGTTTTTTCAAGACCTCGTTACTAGAGACGCGTACTTTGATGACTTTGACGATAGGTCTTCTAATTATTTTAGATTGAGCTATGACCCATCATTTATATTACACGGAGGTAAAAACCTAATTGGTATTAGAGGTAATTCTGATACTATGGAAATAAACTCTCAAATACTAATTGAAGCATTAGACTCGCAAGGTAATTTAATAAAAACTCAGGTATATGACTTAAATGACGATGCTCATAATAGAGTAATTGCAATAGATATAACACCTGAAACTCCACCTGGTGAGGTTATTGTTACGTTAATGGGTGTCGCAACAAGAGCACCTAATGGTGCAGCAATACCTCCTGATTGGGCAGGTATAGTAAACTTTAGATGGACAAGACAGTTTACTGCACAGCCTATGTCTCCAAATAGTTCAAAAATTATATATAACCAATTTAGCAAACCTGTTATTGAAATAAAAGAGGTGTTAAAACCTTTTTATAAACTAAGCTATAACCCTGAACTTTCTTCATCTATAGGGTGGCCTACTGCTTCCGAATATCAAAATAAAACTTCAAGCTATACACTTTCTTCGTCTGTTAATACACTAGCTCAAGTATCATATAAAAAAGCTGCAGATAGAACATACGTAACACTTGCTCAACCTAATACAAATTTAATAGATTTTGGAGGGTTTACAAAAGATATGGAAGGTGGTATTCTTATAGTAAGACAACCTTCAAATCCACGACCTTCTTCAATAGCTGGATATAATGCTCCTCCTCAATATGCAGAAACAGAACAAGGTGATGGCCTTTTTGAAAAATCAGGACTTACAAATAATGTTGGAGCATACGTAACAGGTGCTTATCTTACAACAATAACAGAAGTACTGTCTCCGTTTGAAGCAAGAACAAATACGCCTCATACAACATTTCAAGGTAATACAGCTGCACAATATCAAGAGTTTGAGCACTATGAATTTGAAAACTCTAATTTTGAATTGATATGGTCAGAAACACCTCAGAGTTATAGTGCATCACCAACAGGTTCAAGTGGCGAGCCTCTAAATACATCTTATGCTCATGTAACATTTAATAATTTAGAGCCTTTAACAGGTGACGTTACAAGAGTAAAATGTTATATGAAAAATCATCAAGCTCCTTTTGATTGGGTATTGGCGTCAGATAACAATATAATTCCACAAGAACTTTTATATAGAAAAGACTTTCAAAAATATAGAGCACCTATAGGTGATTTTTCTAAATGGGGTGTTGCATTTGGTGGTATAAATACTTTAATGACATATTGGACAACAAGCTGTGTAGGAGGTACTACACCTTCGATGTCACTATATCAACAGCAGTCGTCGGGAGAAAATCCTCCTGTTGAGGATAATTTAAGAATTGGTGATAACCAACAAGCACTTGCTTTAGATGGTACTCAATATTGGTGGTTAGAATCTAAGGAATCAGCATCGTTTTTCCAAGACCAGTGGTATGAATTATCGTTCAAAGCTGTATCTGTTAAAACACAACTACCTACATGGACACCAATACCAGACCCTGCACCTATAGTAGAACCTAAATGTACAATATACATGTCAGGCTCAGCCTTTACTGATGGAGGAGATGATTATGGTAAGTTCATTGGAATGATAGAAGACACTGCAGTAAGAAAAAAGCATATAGAATTAGACGATAAAGATAATTTTAAGGAAAAAGGATATAAATTTATATTCAAGGCAGATGGTACAGAACACGGCCTGCCTAAATTCAAAATAGATTCAGGTGTATGGCACTTTTGGAATATATCAATAAAACCTTGGGATAGAAAAGGATATACACCAGGAACATTCGATGTAATATTTCCTACAATAAAATGTAATGTTGCAGCATACGACTCATTAGACTTTAAGTTTGAATTCTATAATGATTATGGAATGATATCAAATTATACTGCAGTAATAGATAAAGTACCGTGGAAAAATGAGCTTACAGCAACATTTACAAATGTTGTAGCAAATACTGTTAGCGGTAGCTCTGGCTCATTTGGTAATATAAGTACGACAAATATATTTGGTCCTCTTACAATGAGTAACGCAGTATCATTTTCTGGTCCAGTAGTTGCAGGTGGTCCTATAACTATGTCAGGTCCAGGTTTGTTTGGCCAGCTTTGTACTGACTCTTGGATAACGTCTGGTTCAATATACTTTCCTTGTTTACCTGAAGCGTCTCAATCAAAACTTGTTAATTGGGACCCAGTAACAGGCCAGTTAAAAGTAACATCATCAGCAGCAATGCATGGAGGCGGAGGCGGTGCTGACCAAAATTTATTTGAAACAATAGCTGTTGCAGGTCAATCAAATGTGGTTGCAGACACAACAACAGATACATTAACTTTTGCAGCTGGTTCTAATATGTCAATTACAACCAATGCAGGTACAGACACTGTAACATTTAATGCAACTGACACAAATACAAATCAATTAACGATTTGGAAAATAGATGATGGCAGTGGTTCTCCAACAGATATATCTCATGGTGAAACTGTAGTAATTGCAGGTGGTGCAAATATAACAACTTCACGTGCAGGTAATACAGTAACGATATCCTCAACGCAGGCTGGTACTGGAGGTGGTGTAGATGAAGCATATTCATTTGTAATTGCAGCATCTTCATCTGGCGCTACAGTTGGACCTGCAACAGGAAATACAGTATTGTCAGCATCCTCTGCAGATACTTTAGTATTAAAAGAAGGTACAGGTATAAGAATGGAGAGTGATGTTACCAATGATACAGTAACAATCCATACGATACCTTGTCCTGGATTTGCAACATTTTCTGTAGATGGCTCAGACCCAATTTATGCAGACCCAGGTAATTGTAAAGACAATCTTACACTTGTTGCTGGTTCAAATATGAATATTACAAATGATGTATCAGCTGATACAATAACATTCGATGTTGTTGGAGGCGGTGGGTCTGGTGGTAGCTGCTGTAGTACTTGTAGGCCTATGTCGGCTGATGCAAATGTGTTTGCAATGTGTCATGGTCATGACTATCATATAAGCACACACGAAATACAAGGCTGTCCTGTAACATACGGATTTACAAAACCTTCTATGAATGCAGAATACCAAACAGCACCATACAAAAGTAGATATGCTGAAGCATGTTGGCTACAAGTTAATAATTGGGCAGGACCAATTTCTTCAATGGAGCAAGGTGTTCCTTATGCTGCAATATTTAATACTACAGGCCCGCCATCAGAACAGCCTGGTGATGCTCAATGTTGTTCTGACGAATTATGGAATAGAGCAGGTCACGGTGTTAAAATACAAACATCAACAAAACCTGTACAAACTTTTATACATCAAAAAGGTGGTGGTGGTTTTTACTCATGTACAGTAGGTACTGGACTTAGACCTATAGCTGGAAATAATGCTGGAGGTTTACCTAATGCGTTTTATCTATCATTTTATCACTTCGAAGCAGTTTGTAATGCAGGAGTATATGACGACGCAGCCAGTCTTGGATATTATGCAGGTGGTATAAGAAAAGACTGTACGGATTTTGCAAACGCAGTTGTATATGAAGTCACATCAGACAAAAGACTGAAAGAAGAAATAACACCTACAAAACTAGGTATTTCAGAATTATTAAAAATACGTGTAAGAGATTTTTATTATAAAAGAACACCTATAGAAAGAAGAACTAGAAAGAGAACAGGACTTATAGCACAGGAACTGGAAGAAGTTTACCCTCAAGCTGTAGGTGGAGATGGTTATGGAGATGTTGACGAAAACCCTATGACAATATCTTATGATGATTTGGTACCATTACTTATACAGTCTGTACAAGACCAGCAAAAAACAATAGACAAGTTAAACAAAAGAATTGAAAAGTTGGAGAATAAATAATGGCATATAGATATTTTCAATCAGGTAGTACTATAGGATTTTTTACAGGTAGCTGGCCACGGGTATCTCACTCATATTATTCTTCAAGTAATCCTTCTGTAGGTACAGGATATTTTACAGGTTCGTGGATACAATTTTATACATATTCAATGGCCGTGAGTGGTTCATCTTCTTTTGGAGGTGCATTTACAGGTGGTCTTATTAAAGCAACAGAATCAGGTCCTAATTCTCAAAATATACCTATAGGTTCTGCTTCTTTATTTACGGCAAGTTGGGCATATCAAGGTGCGTGGAGTAGTTCAGATGGTACAGGTGGAACATCATCACTTACAGCATCATTATATTTCCCACCTACTAAAGGTTTTGGAATGCCAAATCAATTAACTTCTTCTACTGTAATAAATGTAACAGATTTAGGTGACTTTGCTATTAGAGAATCTACAGCTCAAGGTGGAGCTAATAATAGAGTACATTATTATGCGTCTTCTTCAGGTAAACTAGGTATAGGTACAGATGACCCTACAGATGATATTGACTTAAAAGCAGACACAATTAAATTTAGAAATACTTCAGGTACAGAAGAATTAGAATTTGCAGCAGGTAAAATAACAACTAAGAAATATCAAAATGTTTCAGCAGGAGGAGCTGCAGATGCAGAAACGTCTGGTTCTGAAATAGTAATGACATATTCACCAGGTACATTTGACGCTCCAAGAACAGCGTCTGCAGGTGACGTACTAGGTACTATAGCATGGGAAGACTTATCGATAACTGATAGAGAAGATGCAACAGCGTTAAGAATTCGAGGTGTTGTTGAAGGTGTACAAACTGATGGAAATGCAATTAAAGGTTCTATGAGATTTGGAATAGGTTCTGTTGAAGTTGGTGGAGCAATTAGTGAAGGATTTATGTTGACTGAAGGTGTTGTTCACGTCACAAATAGCGCATATATACAAATTGATAACGGTCCTTTAATAATAGGTAATATGAGAACAGGTCAAAACCACGATAGAAGAATTTCTTTTTATAATAATGCATCAGGTAAAAGATGGTCTGTAGGAGTTGACAGCGACCAAAGTAAATTTGCAATACATCAAGGTACAGCGTTTACAGCAAATAACCATTTTGAAATAGATGGTTCAGGTAATGTATTATTACAAGGAACTATGACAGCAACAAAAGGAGTATTTTCATCAGGAATACCAACGTTTACAGGAAGTGTACTTACCATTGATGGAGGAACCTTTTAATAACTAGGATGATATTTATATATGGCAACGCTTAATTGGGATATAGCAGATTTTAGATGGGATTCAAACGACCATTATTGGAATCTTGTAGAAGTAATAGACGAAATCGTATCTGGTGGTAAAAACTGGAGAAAGCGAGATAAAGATAAAAAGAAGCGTCGTCAAGTAGTAAGACTTTTGATGTGGAGAAAAGGAATAAAAGTTTATGACGAAAAAAAAGAAATTGAAAATATAAAACTGCACATAGAAGATATAAAACTAATAGCAGAGGAGTTAAAGAAAAATGTACAAATTATACACGGATAAAATAGAAAATTTCGAGGCAAAAATAAAACTTGAAGGAGCATCTCTTAAACAGTCAAAAGCAAGACTAGTTGTTGAAGCAGATGGTTTTGACGTGATGTTCAAGGGTACAATTTCAAATTCAGGTATTGTAAAAGTACCTGTTAAAAGACTAAAAGGTTTAATTGATGAAAGTACTAAAGGTACAATAAAATTGGAGATAATTGCAGATGATACTTATTTTACACCATGGGAATCTACCTTTATGGTTGAGGCGTCAAGGAAAGTGACTGTTGAAATTAAATCTCAAAACAGAGGTTCCATCAGCGAGGCCTCTAAGACGCCTCAATCTCAGGTAGAGGTATTATCACAACCAACAATTACAGAAAAAGAACATATTGTAAATTTAATGAAAATGTTAATTAAAGAAGATATAAACTTAAATAATTTATCTATAAAAAAAGATAAATTGAATAATATTATTGCAGAGTATATACAACAAAATCCAATAACTGAAAGTCAAAAAGCACCAGTTATTGAAAAGGTTATTAAAGTTTTAGAAAAACGAAAATAAGGGGTTATATAGATGGCACTACCCAATCTATCAGGTTCGCTAATACAAGATACGTTCCAACGTGTTGTACACACAGATGGTGCGATATTATATGATGGTACAGGAAGTGTAGTATTAGATGCTACAGAACTGGCTGAACTTCAAACATTAGGTGCAAATAATGTTCAATGGAATTATCTTTCTACGATAGAACAAAGAATGGAAACTTCTGCCAAAGTTCGATTCGCTCAAATAACAGCATCAGTAGGTATAACATCGTCTGTTATAGCTGCTAATAGATTTGACATTAATGGAAATAAATTTGCTGCATTACAATCACCAAACATATTTGATATAGGTCAAACTGGACAAGCTTCGTTAAATTTAACTAACATAACAGCTTCAGGTAATATAAGTGCAAGTGGCGATTTGTTTTTTAATTCGATAAGCGGTGGAACCTTTTAACTTTGATATTTATATAATATAGGGAATAATAGATGGCGCAAACAATAAAAATAAAAAATGGAACTAGTTCTGCAGCACCTGCGAGTTTACAACAAGGTGAGTTAGCAATAAATGTTAGCTCTGGTTCACTTTGGTATGGTTCAGGTTCTGCAACTCATGTAACAAAATCAAATTTTTGCTTTGGTGAAATTACAGCTTCAAATCAAATATTAAATCAATATGGTAATTATACAGGAACAGGAGCAATAACTGCAAGTGGTGCAATAACTGCAGGTTCAATTTTTTCTGCACTTCCAGCTGGAACAGATAATTCAGTTGTAGTATTAAATTCTTCAAATCAATTAGTAACAGACGAAATCCAAGCAGCAGTATGGGGAAGTGATGCAATAATCACTCAAGGAATATTGGCAGAAGCTTTAGTAACAGCAACAGAAGAATCTCCTGCAGGAAACGCAACAACAGCAACAACAGCAACTGTAGCAACAAATGTAACAGCAGTAGCAACAACAGACAATGCAGACTTTTTTGTTGGTATAATGGATGGAGCTAGTGGAACTCAAGTTGTTGAAACAGCCGTTCATCTAAAATATAATCCTGGAACAAAAAGTCTTACTGTTGGTGGTAGTGGTTCATTTGGTAGTATAAAGACAGCTGGTAATATAACATCTTCTGCTGGAGTTGTAAGCCGTGTAGGAGCACATACGGGTTCGTTTTATAACGTAACAGCTTCTAATATAATACATGCTCCTAGCTTAAGTGCTAGTGGAGAAGTTGCATGTCATAATGTAAATGCAGTTAATGGAGATTTTGATGGCACATTAGAAGCAGACGCAATCACAATAGGTGGAACATCACTTGCTGATACCATTGCAGGAACTACAGTTAACAATGCAACATTAGCAGGTTCAGTTACAGTTACGGATTCTACAGCAGATGCAGAAACGCCAGTAGTTTTTCACAACGAATCAAACGGATTAAGAGATGATACAGGAACATTTACATATAATGCAGCTAATGGAAGGTTAACAGTACCAAAAGTAAATATTACAAATATTACAGCTTCAATAATAAGTGCAAGTACAGATGTAATAGGTACAGAACATTTATTACCTGGCTTTGGTAAAGTATATATTAACGATGACCCATTTGTACAAAACTCAGTTTATTTCGGACATAGTACAGGTAATCAACCTTATAACTGGAATGACCCACAAGCTGCAGGAGGTACATTAGGCTCTACATCTACAATCACAATTTCTGAAGATGATACAAGGTGGGGTCATATATTACCTTTCGATATAAGCAAAATTGAAGTACAATTATCTTTAAGACCTGGTGGCGCTTGTACAGGTGATAATTTCTTTTGCGGTATATATACAGCTTCAAGACCTGATGGTTTAGCTTCTGCAAATTATGATATAGCTTTAATTGCACATAATGATGCAACATTTGCACAAGGGAAATATAAAACAAACGACTTTACATATACTGGAAATATAGATAAAGGAACTCTTATATTTATAGGAATAGGCACAGAAGATTCAACTGCTGCTAAAAATGCACCAGGATTATTAAACGTAATAGTAACTAAAAGATAAGGGTAAGACATGTCAAATATAAAAACAATAGACCAAGAAATAGCTTCAGGTTCTCATAGTGTAGAAGAGCGATATCTTAAAAACGATGAAATACCTGATGTTTTAACTGTAAAATTATTAAAAGCAAAGATTGAAGAATTAGTTGCAGAAATAAATACTATTAAAGATGCATTGTCAGGTGATTAAATTATTCGACATATTAAGTGAAGGTGTATATGACCCTGGTATATTCAAAGCTATATTTACTGCTGGTGGTCCTGGTAGTGGAAAATCATATGCAGCATCAACACTATTTGGTATGCCAGAAAAAATGCCACATGTTTCTGCTGATGGATTGAAATCTGTTAATAGCGACAAATATTTTGAAACATATTTGAAAATGTCAGGTATGTCTCAAGATATTTCAAAACTAAACCCAGACCAATTACAAAAGGCTATGTTTTTAAGAGATAAAAGCAAAAAGGTTAGAGATGCAGCATTAAAAAATTATATAAATAGTCGTTTAGGTATGTTAATTGATGGTACTGGAAAAGACTATGCAAAAATAGCAAAAATGAAAAAAAGACTACAGGAAGTAGGATACGATTGTTTTATGGTTTTTGTTAACACTGACCTTGATGTTGCACTTGAAAGAAATTTTAAGAGAGATAGAAAGCTACCTACTGAACTCGTAAAATCTTCTTGGCAGGCTGTTCAAAATAACTTAGGTAAATTTCAAGGATTGTTTGGAAGTAGTAATATGCTTGTTGTAGATAATTCTGAATATAAAGAGTTTCCTAGAATTGTAAAAAATGGTGCACGAGAATTTGTAAAAAGACCTATACAAAATCATATAGCAAAAAAATGGATTAAAAAAGAATTGGAGTTAAGAAAATCATGAATTTAGGAAAGTGGTTAGCCGAACAAGTAATTACTGAGGATTCTAAAATAAAAGTAATTATTGCAATATATCCTGGTAGGTTCCAACCTATGGGAAAGCACCATGCTAAAACTTATAGATGGTTAACTGGACAGTTTGACAAAGCTTATGTAGCCACTAGTGGTAAAGTTGCTCTACCAAAATCCCCATTCTCATTTGCAGAAAAGAAAAAAATAATAAACTCACACGGAATATCAAATGTAGTACAAGTTAAAAATCCATATCAAGCTACAGAAATTTTAAGTAAATACGACCCAGAAACAACAGCGGCTGTATTTATGGTTGGTAAAAAAGACGCACAAAGATTAGGTGGTAAATTTTTTAGACCCTGGAAAGGTAAAGCTGAAGTTGGATATAAAGAAGGAGCATATACTATTATTGCACCACATGTAAGTCTTAAAGTTAGTGGTTATGGAGAGATGAGTGGAACTACAATACGAACTGCTTTAGGTGATAAATCTTTAGATTCAAAAAATAAGGCTAAATTATTTAAGGGAATTTTTGGCCACATGAAAAACTACAAACTAATTGTAAATAAACTTGAAAAGTTAAATGAAATAATAGAAGGTTTTTGTAATCACTTTGATATAACAAAGTTATTGAAGGAAAACTCAACAACATTAGGTAATGATATAGATGACGGTCCAAGAACTTATTGGGGTAATCAAAAATCATGGAAAAAGTTTGGTAAAGATTTAGAAAAATATATAAATCCAGGAATGGAAGTGTTGAATTATATTTCAGGAGACGAAGAATTCTTTAAGCATAATACAGAATTCAAAAAAGATATGTCAGGAGGTCCTACTGCTGCTGTATCATATTTCCCTGTTGGTAAACCTGGAACAATAGGAGGTACAAATTATCTTGCAGATAAAAAAGGTAGGGTTGCATTTGAAAGATGGGCTAAATGGTCAAAGTATATTGCAACATCTGTTGGCTATGAATTTGTAAATTATTTAGGTTCAGAAATAGCTTTGTCTTATAATAAAAAAGAACCTACAAAACAACCTAAGGCAGGAGATTTAATAAAAGAAGGACTGATTTTAGAAGGAGGCGCTTATGGACATATGTCTCACCCTTTCGATGATAAAGGATTAAAATTTGGTGATTTTAGACAAATTATAGATATTGCTTTACAAGGCAAATTAGATTTGGAACAAAAAGCTACCGAAAAAACAGACGGTCAAAATTTATTTATTACATGGAATAATGGATTAAGAGCTGCAAGAAATACTGGTGATATTAAAAAAGGAGGTGTAGATTCTAAAGCAATTGCAAAGAAATTCTCAGGTAGAGGTAATATAGAGAAAGCTTTTAATTATGCTATGAATGATTTATCAAAAGCTATAAGTAGTATAAACGATAAGCAGAAAAAGAAAATATTTGATGATGGTAATAATTGGGTAAATATGGAGATAATGTACCCTGCTTCTTCTAACGTAGTCAACTATGACGCACCACACTTACAATTTCATAACGTATTACAATATAAGGATGGAAAAGCAATAGGAGCTGTTGCAGATGGAGGTAGAGTATTAGCAGGCATGATAAAACAAGTTGACGCTAACGTACAAAAAAACTTTAGTATTATAGGTCCTCAATTCTTAAAAATAAATCCTCATCAAGATTATTCTGCTAAAAAACCTTATTTCTTAGGAAAGCTAAACAAGCTTATGTCAAAATATAAAATGTCAGATACAAATACATTTGGAGAATATCACCAAGCATATTGGCAAGAATTTGTAGATAAAAAAATAGGTAACGTTGACAATACTATTAAAATGGGACTAGTTAAAAGATGGGCGTTTTTTGACAAATCTTTTAGATTAAATTCAAAAACTATAAGTGATGAAAAAACATTAAAAAAATGTTTAGAATTTGACAAACTAAAACATGCAGACCAGGTAAAAAAGAATATGTTACCATTTGAAAAATTATTTTTTGAATTGGGAGCCGAGGTACTTAAAAACGCTGAAGGATTTTTAGCAGCAAATCCAGATAAGGCAGTTCAAAATATAAGAAAGCAAATTAAGTCTGCAATAAAAGTTGTAAAAAAAGGTGGTGATATTAAAAAATTAAACAGACTTGGCCAGCAGTTAAATAAATTAAATTCAATTGGTGGTATGAAAAGTATAGTGCCAAGTGAAGGTTTAGTATTTGTATATAAAGGAAAAACATATAAATTAACTGGAGCTTTTGCTCCAATAAATCAAATTACAGGAATGATATATTTTTAGGTTATGAAAAAAATAAAACAAAGTAAAGTACAGAGAATGAGAAATCTAGTAACAGGAGATTATACAGCAAAAACTCAGACTCGTTCAGGTTATAAAAAATATAAAAATAAAAAAGTTGAAGGTGAAATATGGGAAGAGAATGGCAAGACGTGGACAATAAAAAATGGTATTAAGCAGAATTTTGTAAAATTAAAATCTGCAAGGAAATATAATAAAATACCTTATTCATGTCCAAAATGCAGTACGCCGCTTAATAAACCTCAGCACAAACTAATGTATAAACATCACGGCCATTGTTTGGTATGCCAATTAAAAGTCGAAGCAAAAATGAGAGACGAAGGAACTTATCAATCTTGGGTTAAAGAAAATATTGAAAAAAACTTTAATTCATGGAAAGAAAATAAAAGGCAGCAATTTGATAGATGGTTTTCTGAAATAGAATCAAAGCATCATATAACAGAAGCAGGCACAATAGAAGATTGGAGTAAATTAAGTTCTCAGGTAAAACAAGATATAATAGATAGATTTGAAAAGCATCTTTCAGATGAAGAAAATAAAATGAAAGAAGTTTTTGAAAACAACTTAAACGAATAGGAGAAATCAAATGAAAAAGTTATGGAAAATATTATTAGCAATAGGCGCTGTCATAGCAGGCATATTAGCAATGTCTTCAAAAGGTAGTAAAAAACAATTTAAGAAAGACTTAAAAGATAATAAGAAAAAAATAAAAGACGTACAAACAAAAACTAAAAAATTAGAAAAAGAAAAACAAGCAATAAAAGAAAAAGTAAGTAATACAGATAAAAAAATAAAAGATACAAAAACAAAGGTCAAATCAACAAAGTCTGCAAATAAAACTATTTCAGATTTTGAAAAAAAATATAGGAGTAAAAAATAATGAAAAAAATATTATTTATATTATCAATATTATTTACACTAAACTCTTTTGGTCAAGATAAAATAGTAAAAATACCACAATCAGAACTTGATGGGTTTTTTTCTGCTATAGATACACTTAGACAACAAGACTCTATTAAAACTGAGTTAATCTCTAGTTTAGAATTACAAGTAAACCAATTAAAAACTTTAAGTTATAAAAACGATACAATAATACTTAATAAGAATAAAGAAATAGTTTTATTGAACGACCAAATAAAATTATACAGCGACAGATTAAAGATAACAGATAGATGGTATAATAAACGTTGGTTTGGTGTAGTAGTAGGAGTTGTAGGAACATCAACTGCAATTTATTTAGCTGGTCAAATACAATAAAACTAAAAACATATATATTTATATATAGAAGGTTATGGCAAAGAAAACAATCAAAGAGGCTTTAGTACAAGAGTATACAAGGTGTTCACAAGACCCTGTATATTTTATGCGTAAGTATTGTTATATTCAACATCCTATAAAAGGAAAAATAAAATTTGATTTATATCCTTTTCAAGAAGATTCTTTAATACAATTAAAAGAAAAAAGATTTAATATAATTCTTAAATCTCGTCAGATGGGAATATCAACATTGACAGCAGGTCTAACTGTTTGGAGTATGTTATTCAACGAAGACTTTAATGTATTGGTAATTGCTATAAAACAAGATACTGCAAAAAATCTTATTACAAAAATTAGAGTAATGCATGAAATGCTACCTTCTTGGTTAAGAGTACCTTCTGAAGAAGATAACAGATTGTCACTAAGACTAAAAAACGGTTCACAGGTTAAAGCTGTATCGTCTTCACCAGACGCAGCAAGGTCAGAAGCACTATCGTTGTTGGTAATTGATGAAGCCGCATTTATTGATAAAATTGATGAAATATGGACTTCTGCTCAACAAACATTAGCAACCGGTGGAAAGGCAGTTTTATTATCTACTCCAAATGGTACAGGTAATCTATTTCATAAGACTTGGCAGGAGGCAGAAAGAGGTGAAGGAAGATTTAATGATATAAAATTACATTGGACACTACATCCAGAAAGAGACCAGAAGTGGAGAGATTTACAAACAGAGTTATTAGGCGAAAAGATGGCAGCGCAAGAGTGCGACTGTGACTTTATTAGTTCTGGTAATACAGTAATTCCTGGTGAGTTACTTCAATGGTATCAAGAAAATATGTGTAAAGAGCCTATAGAAAAAAGAGGCAAGGACGATGAAATGTGGATATGGGAATATCCTGATTATTCAAAATCATATATGGTAGTTGCCGATGTAGCAAGAGGTGATGGTTCAGATTATTCAACATTTCATATTATAGAAATAGAATCAATGACTCAAGTTGCAGAATTCAAAGGACAAATAGGAACAAAAGAATTTGGAAACATGTTAGTAAATGTTTCAGGAGAATACAATGAAGCGTTGTTAGTTGTAGAAAATGCAAATATAGGTTGGGCTGCAATTCAACCTGCTATAGATAGAGGTTATCGAAATCTTTATTATACATATAAACATGAAGGAGTTCATGACGCAGCCACTCAATTAAGTAAAGGTTACGACCTAAAAAACAAAGAAAATATGACACCAGGTTTTACAACCTCATCACGTACTCGCCCTCTTTTGATATCGAAACTTGATATTTATTTTAGAGAAAAGGCGTGTATTGTGAGGTCTCAAAGACTTATCGATGAACTTTTTGTTTTCATTTGGAATGGCCACAAAGCTGAAGCTCAAAGAGGCTATAACGATGATTTAACACTAGCGTTTTCTATTGCAATGTATGTTAGAGATAATGCATTGAGATTGCGTACAGAAGGAATGGCAATGAATAAAAACGCAATCAACAATATTGTAAACACTAAAGGTGCTTACAAACAAAGTGGTTTTCAAGGTGAAGACCCTTGGAAACACAAAATTGGTAATGATAACGAAGACCTAACCTGGTTGCTATAAAGGAGTTAAAATAAATGGCAGATAAAACATTTTTTGGAAGACTAAGGACTTTATTTTCAACAGGAACTATAGTTAGACGTACAGACAGAGGACTTAAGGTAACAGATTTAAGTCGAATACAATCAAATACAAAGTTAGCAACAAATAAGCTTATCGATAGATTTAGTAAGATATATCGAAACAATGATTATGGATATAACCAACAGACTAACTTTCATACACTAAGACTTCAGTTATATACTGACTATGAAATAATGGATGAAGATTCTATAATATCATCTGCATTAGATATTTATGCAGACGAATCTACATTGAAAAACGAATATGGAAACGTATTAACAATACAGACTGAAAACGAAAAAGTTAGAAAAGTATTACATAATTTATTTTATGATGTATTAAATATAGAATTCAATGCTTGGCCGTGGATTAGAAATATGTGCAAGTATGGAGACCTATATCTAAAATTAGATATAACAGAAAAAATAGGTGTAACAAATGCAGTACCTGTTTCATCTTACGAAATGTACAGAGACGAAGGTCTAGACCCTTCAAATCCAGAACTAGTTGAATTCACACACGACCCTTCAATGGGAGGTCAGCAACCACATACAGTTGGAAATAAAAAATCTTCACATATAAAAAAATATGGTAATTATGAAATTGCACATTTTAGATTATTAAATGATATGAATTTCTTACCGTATGGTAAATCAATGGTAGAACCTGCAAGAAAAACTTGGAAGCAATTAACTCTTATGGAAGATGCAATGTTAATTCACAGAATAATGAGAGCTCCAGAAAAAAGAATATATAAAATCGATATCGGAAATATACCTCCTGCTGAAGTAGATACATATATGCAAAGAGTTATAAACCAAATGAAAAAAACTCCATATTTAGACCCTGCAACAGGACAGTATAACTTAAGATTTAATATGTCAAATATGATGGAAGATGTTTATCTTCCTGTAAGAGGTGGAAATTCTGGTACAGAAATAGATACAATGCAAGGAATGGAATTTGGTGGTATCGATGACGTCGAATATCTAAAGCATAGAATGTTTGCTGCATTAAAAATACCAAAAGCATTTTTAGGATATGAAGAGGGAGTAGAAGGAAAAGCTACACTAGCTGCACAAGATGTTAGATTTGCAAGAACTATTGAAAGAATACAGAGAATCTTTATTTCAGAGTTAACAAAAGTTGCAATGGTACATTTATACTCTCAAGGATTTACAGAAGAAGATATGGTTGATTTTGATTTAACTCTTACAAACTCTTCAACAATTCATGAACAGGAAAAAATAGAATTGTGGTCTCAAAAACTAAGCTTGATAGATTCTATAAAATCAGGTAGAGTAATTTCAGAAGAATGGGCATATAAAAACGTATTAAATATGACAGAAGAAGAAATGAAAGAACAGCAAAAAGGTGTACAGCAAGATAGAAAAAGAGAATTCTTACACAATGAACTTGAAGCTGGAAACAATCCTATCAAATCTAAGATATCTGTTTCAACCGATTGGGCATTACAACAAGGTTCACAACCACCTGCAGGAGAAGAAGGAGGGTTTGAGCCAGATTTACCTGACACTTCTGGTTTATGGGAAGAAGAAAATATTGAAGAGAAAAACAAGCCAGGTCAAGGAAGACCAAAAGAAGGTCCAAAATATGGAACTCAGAAATCTGCAAGAGGAAGGGATACTATTGCTAAAGAAGAAAGAAAGCGAGATGCAAAATTAAAAAACAATAAAGGCAAAAGAAGATATATGAAAAGAGAAGATAAACGTACAATGGCAGTAAATATATTTAATGATATGCCAAAAACAAAAAAATCTAATCTATTAAACGAGGAAAACATACTAGACAGTGATATTTAATACACTTGTTGATATTTATTATAAAGTATATATAAAGATATATAAGGGGAAAACAGTTGGCAGTAAAACATTCAAAATATAAAAACACAGGTATTTTATTTGAACTACTTGTTCGCCAAGTGACAAGTGACACTGTCAATGGTATAAAAAACTCACCTGCAATAGATATAATTAGAGAGTTTTTTAAGAAAAACACATCACTAAAAAAAGAACTTGGTTTATATCAAACTCTTTTAAGCGAAAAGTTCAACAACGAAAACAAAGCAGATAAATTTATAGATGCAGTATTGAAAGAACGTAAAAGACTTTCAAATAATTTATTAAAAAAACAGAAATATAATTTAATAAAAGAAATTAAGAAAAATTATAATACTGAAGATTTTTTCAAAATGCAGGTATCTAATTATCCACTTAACGCTTCTATATACTGTTTATTTGAAGGAGCTTCTCCTTCTAACCAAGTTAGATTTAGATATTCTCTTTTAGAAAATATAACAAATAAAAAAGTTATTAAAAATAAAATAGACGAAACATACGATATTTATTCAAAACAAGATAAAGAAGTGCGTATGTTATCATATAAAATACTTTTAGAAAAATTCAACGAAAAGTATGGAACACTAGGTTCAAAACAAAAATCTTTACTAAAAGAATATATAGAAAATATATCAAATACAGAAAAATTAAATAACTATGTATATAAAGAAATAAACAATACAACATCAAAAATAGATACAGCAGCAAAACATGTAAAAAATAATGTTGTAAAAATAAAACTTAATGAGGTTAGTTCTCAATTACATCTTATAAAACAAGATAAAAAAATTAAGGATAAACATATTATTTCTGTATTAAGAGCATACGATTTAATTAAGGAGTTGGCAAATGTCATTAAATAAAAAACTTGATAAAATGTTTGAAGAAGATTTTAAGAAAATCGAAGAGGAAGAGTTAGACGAACTTAATATAACTGGAGGCGGTGAATCATACGATACGCCAAAAGCATTTAAGAAAAAGAAAAAGAAAAAAACTGACGAATCGACATTTATGAGAATGGCAAGGTTAATGAATCTTAATGAAATTAGCTATAAAGAATATAAAAGCGATGATTCTTTGAATTCTAAACAAAAAGTTAATAAGGCTATAAAAGAAGTAAACAGTAGACTTTATAAAATAGAAAGAATTATCAATCAAAATATGAAATTGAAAACCGAAGATGGAATTGACTCTACAAAATATTGGAAATCCACAAGGTTAAATTTGCGAAAAATTTCCAATAGAATGACAGAAATCGCAGAAAAACTTAGGAGATTCTAATGGCAAAATCATTACTAATAGACTATTCGTCATTTAATATATCACCTCAAATGATAATGGAGTCCGAAAGAAAAAACAACGGCCGTGTAATTGTAAGCGGTGTTTTACAGAGAGCGGAAGCTAAAAATCAAAATGGAAGAGTTTATCCAAAAGAAACATTAATGCGTGAAGCTAAAAAATATTCTGAAATACAAATAGCAGAAAATAGAGCTTTAGGAGAGTTAGACCATCCAGAATCATCGGTTGTAAATTTACAAAACGTTAGTCACAATATTAAAAAAATATGGTGGAAAGGAGATGACCTAATGGGAACTGTAGAAGTATTAAGTACACCATCAGGTAATATATTAAAAGAATTATTAAAAGCTGGTGTAAAATTAGGTATTAGTTCAAGAGGTATGGGTTCGGTAGAGGAAATAAGAGAAGGAGAAGGAGAAGGTTCATTAGAAGTACAACCTGATTTTGAATTGGTTTGCTGGGATTTTGTAAGCAATCCATCTACACACGGAGCTTTTATGGCACCAGTTAATGAGTCTGTAAATTCTTTGAAAGTAGATAAATTTGAAAAAGTTAATAATATAATAAATGAAATGCTATGCGAATTAACTTGCAAGTGTTCTTTACCAAACAGGAGAAATAAATAATGGGATTCGATATTAGAAAATGGAGACAATTAAATGAGTCTGCAGGCTTTAAGTCAGAAAGAATGACTGAAGCTGATAGAAAAGCTACATTGGAAGCAGTATCAAGATTTAATGAATATGGTACAAAAATATATAAATCAGAAGATTTAGCTGAAATGGTTGAGTCTATAAAAAGATTATCAGAAAATGCTAGTAAAATGGCAATGGAAGAGTCAGCTGATTGGTTCGATGCAGTATCTGTAAAAAGAGATATGAAAGGCTTAGGTGACGCAACAAAAGTATTTGAAGCAACAGCAAAAGAAGCTACTGTATTACAACAAAGATTAGAATCTTTATTTGAAGAAATAGGTGGTAAGCTTGGTAAATATTATGAAATAAAAGAAATAGAAGAAAAGCTCGACCCTGTTGGTAAAGAAGATGACGATGTAGATAACGATGGTGATTCAGATGCATCTGATAAATACTTAAAGAAGAAAAGAGCAGCTATATCTAAAGCTATAAAAAACGAAAACAAATTCAAGAAACAAGTTGACGAGGCTTTCGAAGGACTTCAAAACGTAATATCTACTCCAGGATATGCAATTAACATGAATCCTACAAATGAAGCAGCTCCTAAAATAAAAAATTCTAAAGAAACTGAACTAATTAAAAAATTATATATTGCTGCTTCTGGTTTGAAGAAAGGTGGAGGTTCAGGAAGATATGGTAAAGAGTTTGATGCTGCAAAGAAAAAAATGCTAAAAGCTTTCAACGACATGTTAACATACTCTAAGATAGGAGGATAAAAAATGAAAAAATCTGAACTGCAAGAAATAATAAGAGAAGAGATAATGAAGTCTCTAATAACAGAGAAATTTGCATCTAAAAAAATAACAAATCTATTTAAGCTAATGGATAGTAAAGATAGAAAGTTTTTCGATACGACTGCAAAGTCTCGAGGTTTTGCGTGGTCAGATGTAGAAGATGCAAATGTACTTAGCGGTGCTACACCTTCAAATGACCACATGAATATTTTTATTGTAGATAGTAGAAAAGAAAATCCATTTCAATCAGGATGGGAAGGAGCTATATATCCAGGTATTATAGGTATTACTATAGGTAAAAAATCTATGTACTGGCCAAATACAAGATGGAGAGATTCAAAAGGTTCAAGCAACATGATTGGTAATCAAGGTAGAAAACTTGATAACTATAAAAGATATAGCGAAGTAGCTGACAGAGTATTAAGTATTGCTTTATCAGATATACCTTCAGCAAAAGAAAAACAAGCTGCAAGAGCAGATTCTAAACGAGGCGCAACTGCACTTATGAAAAATAAGGATGTTGTTGACCAAAACATGAAAAGATATAAAAAGCTTTTACAAGCTAAAGTTATGGCCAAAGGTCCTGACGCTCTAAAGAAAATGTTAGATGACGCAACTGCTGTGACTGAAAAAGTATTCAAATTTACTACAGACATGCTTAAAAAAGGAATGTATTCTACAGGCTGGGATTCATATCAAACAATATCAAGCCAATATGGTAATATGGTTAGAGCTTATGAAAGCTATGTAAGAGATGCTGCAGAATACGCAAAAGAAAAAGGTGATGAAAGATTAGATAGTTGGAGAAAAGATTACGTTGCATCAAGAGCTGGAGAAGTTAAAGGATATTATCAAGAACTATTAAAGAAAGCTAAAATAGTAATGGATAAAAAGAATTATAAACCAATTGTAAAAGAGATGTCTGAAGGTACAATTAATGAAGGTGGATATGTAGTAATTGACCCACGAGGTAATGCAAGACCTATTGGCTCTAAAATTCAAGGTGACAGATATGTTAAAGGTAAAAGAGGCCATTATGTAATTTTAGCTAAACACGCATTAAAAGCTAGACGTGCTATTGAAAAAGCTGGTGGTAATTCTACATCTAGAAAAATCCAAGATTTAATGTTTGATTTAAGATACGAAGGTAAGATAAAGCTAAAGAATGTATTAGAAGCAAACCCTGATGGAACAATATCTAAAGGTGAAGATAAAGAACGAGCAAAACTATTAAATGATTTTGAAAAAACTTTGGTAGTAAAATGGAATAAAGAATATAATAGCTTTGTCAAAAATGCAATGAAGATAGGTGGAACTTTCAGAGGACCTGGAATTAAAAAACAATTACAGGACAAGTTGAAAGACTGGACATCAAGAATGACAAAATAAACAATAAAAAGTTTATAAAATTCATATTTTAATATTTTTAGTATATACTTATATATACATAAAGATATACACAAATGTCGTTATTTTCTATATAGCACAGTATATTAAATAAACACAATCTATTATAGGTCATAATACCTATATTTCCAAAAACATATTTAAGGAGAATAATAATGTCAAAAGACTTATTAAAAGAAGCAATCGCTGATGCAAAGGCTGTTCGTTCAACTGCTATTGCAAATGCAAAACTTGCTCTTGAAGAAGCGTTCACTCCAAAGCTACAATCTATGCTATCTCAGAAAATTGCAGAAGAAATGGACGATGAATTATCAGAAGAAGAAGATTTAGAAACTACTGATACTTCAATCGAAGATGATGAAGCTGCTGTTGCTGACACTACTGCTGACGCTGCTGACACAGGTTCTGCGGATGATGAAACAGAAGAAACTGGTGATGATGTACCGGCTGATGAATCATACGAAGAAGGTGAAGAAGTAGAAGAAGAAATGTACGAAGAAGTAGAAGAAACAGAAGAAGACTTAGAATTAGAAGCTATTATTAAAGAATTGGAATCAGACGAAGAAGTATCAGAAGAAGAAGAACTTGAAGAAGATAAAACTGTTGATGCTGTCGGAGTTGGAGGACAAACTAAACAAGCTGATAATGATGACGAAGCTACTGCTTTGAAAGAAACTGAGGAAGAAGAAGTAACTGAAGAAGAGGACGTTGATTTAGATGAAATCATAAAATCTTTAAGAGAAGAAGACGAAGAAGAATTAGAAGAAGCTGAAGAAGAAACCGAAGAAGCAATGACTGATGAGCTTGAAGAAGCTTATAAAGTTATCAAATTCTTAAAAGGAAAAATTAACGAGGTTAACTTGTTAAATTCTAAATTACTTTATTCTAATAAACTATTCAGACAAAACAATTTGAACGAATCGCAAAAGGTCAAAGTTATTGAAACTTTCGATAGAGCAAACTCTGTAAGAGAGGTTAAATTAGTATATTCTACTTTAGCAGAATCTTTAACAAGTTACACTCCAAAGAAAAGAGTTAACGAAAACTTTGCATCTAACGCAACGAAATCTACGAAGCCATCGAAAGATGTAATCGTCGAAGCTAATACATTTGCAACAAGAATGCAAAGATTAGCGGGATTAAAATAATTTTAGAAATATAGGAGACTTAAAATGTCAAATCAAATTAACGATTTATTACAAGATTCTCAAGCTCAATTTAGAGCACAGAGAAACGAAACTAAAGGTCTTGTAACTAAATGGGAAAAGACAGGTCTTTTAGAAGGAATTTCTGCAGAGTATGACAAACATAATACTGCAATCCTTTTAGAAAATCAAGCTAAGCAGCTTATCTCTGAAGCTAATACTACTAGTACTACTTCAGCAGAAGAGTGGAATGGTGTTGCACTTCCATTAGTTAGACGTATCTTTGGTGAAATATCTGCAAAAGAATTCGTTTCGGTTCAACCTATGAACTTACCATCTGGTTTAGTTTTCTGGTTAGACTTCAAATACGGCGGGTCTGCAGGTAAAGGAAAAGGTCGTCACGGATTGCAAGAAAGCATATTCGGTGCAAACGACAAAAAAGGAAAAGTATCAAAAATTAACGGATTATACGCATCAGACGGTGCAGCTGCTCAATCACCAATTGGACAGGGTGCTGGTTATTCATTAGCTAAAACATCTTCATTGATGTCAGCTGCTGAATGTCTTTCTGGTGGTAAAATCTTAGTATCAGGTATGCAAGATATCGACTTAGACTTAGTTGGTGCAATTTATGCAATATCTGCATCATCTGCAACAGTACACACTTCAACTACTACAGTTGCTGGTGCATTATATACATGTTCAGCTTATGAAGCAGGTTCAGGTAAAGCTGTATTCAATTTAGCTACTGGTGCTGGTACAAACTTAGGTGACCCAGACGTTGACGGAATAGTTAAAGTATTCTATTACAGAAACGTTTCATCTGCATTAAAAAGAGGTGATTTCGAAGATAGAAATATTCCAGAAATCGGAACTTCTTATGGTACAGCTGATACTGGATTAAACTTAGAAATTCCAGAACTTGAAGTTGCTCTAGAACAAGAAGCTTTAGTTGCTAAGACTAGAAAACTTAAAGTTAAATGGTCACCAGAATTTGCTCAAGACTTGAATGCTTATCATTCAATTGATGCAGAGGCTGAATTAACTTCAATGTTATCTGAATACGTAGCTATGGAAATTGACTTAGAGATATTGTCAATGCTTAAAACTGCAGCTTCATCTTCAGGATTCACTAAAACATTTACACCAGCTGCTCCATCTGCTGGAGAAACTTACCAAGACGCATTCGCACAATTAGGTATCGTTATGCAAGCAATGTCTAACGCTATCCATCAATCAACTATGAGAGGTGGTGCTAACTTCGCGGTATGTTCACCAGAGGTTGCAACTTACATTGAGTCAATCGGAGGATACGCTGCTGATACTGATGGTACTGCAGGTAATTTTGCAATGGGTGTAACGTCAATCGGTTCATTAAAGAACAGATGGACAATTTACAAAAACCCATACTGGACAGGTAAGGAAATTTTAATGGGATACAGAGGAAACCAATTCCTTGAAACTGGTGCTGTTTATGCTCCATATATTCCACTAATTATGACTCCACTAGTATACGACCCAACCAACTTTACTCCACGTAAAGGTGTGATGACTAGATATGCTAAGAAAGTTGTAAGAAATGACTTCTACGGTTTAATCAACTTTGATGATTCTAACTGGTCAGGTTTAGGAGGTTTACCTTCATAATAGGTAAGCATCTTATATGTTTATTAAAGGAGCCGCCTAACAGCGGCTCTTTTTTTATGCATGATATTTATACTAAAGAATGGAGGTTTATTTATGGGAAAGCAAAATATAGAAAAAGTGCCACCAAAAGGTAATGTTAAATTTTCAATAACACTATCAGAAGAGCAGAAATCCGCAAAACAAGCTGTACTACACCATCCTTATAATTTTATAGTTGGTAAAGCAGGTAGTGGTAAAACATTATTGGCATGTCAAGTAGCTTTAGATATGTTTTTCAAGAGAATGATTAACAAAATAATTATTACACGTCCAACTGTTTCTACAGAAGATAATGGATTTTTACCAGGTTCGGAAAAAGAAAAGATGGAGCCGTGGTTAGTACCTATTAGGTCTAATATGAGAAAGGTATATAATAAGCCTGCTATATTAGAGAAAATGGAAAATAACGAAGATATAGAACTCGTATCACTGGCACACTTTAGAGGTAGAACATTTGAAAATTCAGTCGTAATAGTAGATGAATTTCAAAATTTAACTAGGTCTCAATTAAGAATGGCATTAGGTAGACTAGGTAAAGGTTCTACAATGATATTTTGTGGAGATAATCAGCAGATAGATTTGAAAGACAAAAACTATTCTGCAATACATGATATAGCAAAAGTTGCTGATTCTGAGTATGTATATAAAAGAATACTATTAGATAACCATAGACACCCAGCAATAGATGAAGTGTTTGAAATGTTAATGGGAATGTAGTATAACAAATAGCTTACTTCTTGATATTTATATAAAACTAATATATTGTAAAAAATAAAGACTATCAGGGAATAAAAATGGCAAATTTGGCAGTAACGATTCAGGAATCCATACAGCTTAACGGTTGGAACCAAGGGTATACGCATACACAATACTTTACAGGAATAGAAAATATATATGCAAATAGTGGAACCTTGCCTGTAGGAACTTCATGTATTTTATATACAACAGCTACAAGTTCATGGTATGGTAACACATTAGATTTGGATTCAATAAGATTTATGAGAGTAACAAATATGAGTACTGCTAGTGTTGCTTTTACAGGCTCTATTTCTGGTTCATATTCTGCTTCTGTTTCAGGTAGCAGTATGCTTAGACTACAAGTAACTGGCCCATCAGGAAACTCAGGTTTTTCACTTGGTCCT